GCAAACACACAACAACAGGCAGCAGCTACTCAAGATGTATATGCAGCTGCAGGATTTTCTCCATCAACAGGATTCTCAAAACCATAATGGCACAAATACAAGAACCACCATCAGCGTATGCTGCAGAATATCCATTTAATAATGTAATGCAAACCGAGTGTGGGCATTTCCAGGAGTTTGATGATACTCCTGGGGCCGAACGTATTCGCACACAACATAAAGCAGGAACATTTACAGAAATTCAACCTGATGGTACTGAAGTTCATAAAATTGTTGGTAACGGTTTTTACATTACAGAAAAAGACGGTAATGTAATTATTCAAGGCCAATGTAATATTAATATTGTTGGTAATGCAGAAGTAACTATTGGTGGTGATGCTATTACCCATGTTAAAGGTAGCGTCAAACAAACAGTTGAAAAAGATTATTCGTTATTGGTAAAAGGTAATTATAGCGTTATTGCTAGTGGTTATTTAAATTTGACAGCACCAAGTGTAGGCAAAGGAATATACCTTGCTACTAGTGAAAAAGTAATTTTAAACGCAGATATGACTGTTCATGGTGAAGTTAAGGCTGATTCGTTACACTCTACCGGATCAGTAACCGCAGGAACAGGTATTCATGCTGGTGTTCCCGGTTCTGCTAATCCTGTTGCAGGCATCTCAACTTTAGGTGGCGTCAATGTTGGCATTCCGGGTCCTACTATTCCTGGTACTGTTACTGCTACTGTTTTGGTTACCGCACCCGCTGTCATTGGTTCAACGATTGTTTTTGGCAGCATTTTAATGGACCCCGAAGGTGGTGCACCATTGATTAGGTCACTTTATGATTCACACACTCACGCTGTTTTATCAAAAGATTTTGGTGTAACAGGTGTACCAACTCCATTGATGCCTTAAAGGAAAATATATTATGACCATTTATTCACGTTTAGGATTAAATTTTGATACGACTCGTTTTGGTTCCGCTCAAACATTGGCACCATCAGCATCAAATACATTAAATTTAATTGCCAATACAGCACCATTAAAACCTTGGCAGACAACAGATTTAAGTGCTGGTCCTGTTGTTAGAACTAATTATTTTCAAAATCCTACTGCCGGCAATGTGGCAAGTATGTTAATTAGTTCAAATAGTTTGTACTATTCTGCAAATTCTGCAAACGATAGCGTCACACAGGCATTGGCTTCCAGTTTAACAATTGAATTAAATAATTTCAAATCTCATACAGATAATATATCCGGTGTGACCGTTTCAAATAGTCAAGGTATTCCAAGTCTAAATTCTGCACAAAATATCGGCCAATTGAATATGATGACCTTGTCTAAAACTGATGGAGTATCAAATACAGCCCCCATTCTTGGTAGTTTTACTAGTTTATTCATTCCTGATATTCTTACTGCAAATACTATTAAATTAACTTATTATGCCAATGAGTATGCCAATAGCGTTGGAGCAAATATTTCTGGATATATTACATCAAACCTTGCACCATCAGAAATTACCAATATTCAAAATTATCTTTTATCCACGACAAATGTATTATATAATCAGAGGATGCAAGATTGGACTTTTTATCAAAATTCGATACAAGTTTCACAAGATGCAAGTTTTTTACAATCGTTTAATAATATGGGTGTCACAATGTCTTATTTGGTAAATAATTTAGTTGGTACTCCCAGTTTAGTAACCAAAATTAACTCATAAATAAAGAATGGCAATCAATAACCACATATACTCCGATATCGATTTAACTTTCCTTCGTTTACCTTCAACGGGTGACGTGGCTATGAAGTATGACGAACAGGCGGTAATCCGTTCTATTCGTAATCTTTTGAATACCAATATCTATGATAGGTTGTTTCAACCGGATATTGGAAGCACATTAAATCAATTATTGTTTGAACCTATTTCTTCATTAACAGCAACATTGATTCAGAATGAGATAATTAGAACGATTACTAATTATGAACCAAGAGCTACAATTAATACGATTTCTGTGACTGCTGCACCAGATAGTAACCAATTTAGTGTTTCCTTGTCGGTTTTAGTGGGAAACCAAACACAACCAACATCCTTTAGCTTAATATTACAGAGGACCAGATAATGGCCGCTAATACCAATACACAAGTCGTAAATCTAGATTTTGATACGCTTAAACGTAGCTTTATTACCTATTTGCAGGGCCAAAATACTTTCAAAGATTATAATTTTGAAGGTTCTGGTATGTCTGTACTTTTGGATGTACTATCATATAATACTCAGTATAATGCTTACTATTTAAATATGGTAGCCAATGAAATGTTTCTGGACTCAGCTACACAAAGAAGTTCTGTCGTTTCTCAAGCAAAAGTATTAAATTATACTCCAAAATCAGCAATTGCACCAACAGCAACCGTCAATGTGATAGTTAATAATGTTGGCGTTAGTTCATTAACACTACCAGCATATTTAAATTTTGGTTCTGCTGCAATTAATGGTGTAAACTATACTTTTGTAAATCCAGATTCATATACAGTTAATGTGGTTAGTAATACTGCAACCTTTAATAATGTTGAAATTAAACAAGGTGTTCCAGCAACATATAACTTTACTGTAGATTCTTCAACAAACCCGACATATACTTTTGAAATACCTGATGCATCGATTGATACTACAACAATTAAAGTATTGGTACAACAATCGAGTTCCAATTCTTCATACGACATATTTAAACCAGCTACAAATTATTTAACATTAGATGGTTCATCTAAGGTTTATTTCTTACAAGAATCTTTAAATGGAAATTATCAAATCTATTTTGGTGATGGAATCCTTGGCCAACAATTGAATGATGGAAATATTGTTAATGTTAATTATCTTTCAACTGAAGGAACTTCTGGTGCTGGTGCAAACAGTTTTGTTTTAATGAATACGGTTTCGGGATATGCTCCATCGGCTGTCAATTCAGTAACTCCAGCAACTCAAGGTGGTGATAAAGAATCCATCGATTCTATTAAATTTCAGGCACCTAAAGCTTATGCAGCACAAGGACGTGCCGTTAGTAAGAACGATTACATTACAGCCATTCAACAAAATTCTTTAGGTATTTCTTTTGATGCTGTCAACGTTTGGGGTGGTGAAGAAAATAATCCTCCTGTTTACGGTCAAGTATTTGTTTCTTTGAAACCAGCTGGTGCATATAATCTGACTGAAACACAAAAACAAAGAATTATTTCAGAAGTAATTAATCCTATTTCTGTGTTAACTGTTACTCCTACTATTGTTGATCCGGATTATACTTACCTTAAACTCACATTAAATGTTTATTATGATCCATCCAAAACATCATTAACTTCCGCACAAATTGAAAATGGTGTAAAAACCTCAGTTCAAAATTTTGCAACAAAAACTTTAAACACATTTAATTCAACCTTTAATGCTTATGAATTATTGAATACAATTCAATCTTATGATAATTCGATTATTACTTCTGAATATGATGTCAAATTACAGAAGAAGTTCTTTCCTAATTTAGCTACACCATCAACCTATAATTTGTATTATAATACACCTTTACAAAAAGGTATATTTTTAAGTGGAGTTAGTAGTTCACCTGCTGTACAATTTAGAGATCCAACAAACCTTGCCAACATTATTGATGGAATTTTTATTGAAGAAATTCCAGCAGCAACATATGGTATTGATACAATTTCAGTTATCAATCCTGGTTTTGGTTACCAATCAGTACCAACTGTTACAATATTGGGTGATGGTACTGGCGCAACTGCACATGCTGTGGTTTCAGCTGGAGCTATTAGAAGTATTGTGGTTGATACTGCTGGAACAAATTATACTAGTGCCATAGCAGTTATAACTCCTGTTTATGGTGATACCACAGGACAATTAGGTGCGGCTGTTGTTAATTTACAAGGTCGATATGGTGCATTAAGGTCTTATTATAATAATACAAGTCAAGTCAAAACTGTTTTTCTTTCAAACATTGGTACTGTTGATTATACTGGCGGTGTGGTTACATTAAATTCGTTTGGACCAATTGATGTTGATAATCCTTTGGGTCAATTCACCGTCACGGCAAACCCAACGACATCTATTATTTCATCAACTTATAATAGAATTATTACAATTGATCCATATGATGCAACCGCTATTACTGTTAATGTTATTGCTAAAGCCTCATGATCGATTCTAATCAAAAGACCTCACTACTAATACCCTCACAACTTCCCGGATTTATTCGGGATGATCCTGCCTATGAAAATTTTGTATTGTTTCTGCAAGCATACTATGAGTGGATGGAACAAAATAATAATGTTACTGACCGGTCAAAAAATCTATTAAATTATAAAGATATTGATAATACTGCTGATCAATTTCTAAATTATTTTTATAATGATTTTCTTTCTTATTTTCCAAAAGACATACTTGCTGATAAACAAAAAGTAATCAAGCTTGCGAGAGAATTATACCAGTCAAAAGGTACACCAGCATCCTATCAGTTCTTGTTTAAAGTATTATACAATTCAGATGTTGATTTTTTTTATACCAAAGATGCGGTTCTAAGAGCGTCAGCAGGTAAATGGTATGTTGCCAAAAGCCTTAAATTAGCTACTGATGATCCTAACTTTTTAAATATTAGTAATCTTAGAATTTTTGGTGAAACCACTAAATCAATTGCTACAATTGAAAATTCAGTATTCTCCGGAACAAAAACAGAAGTATTCATATCAAATATTGAACGTTTGTTTCAATCTGGTGAATTTGCTCGTGTAGTTGATTCAAATAATCAAGATGTTCTTTTTAATGGACAACCACTCAGAGCAAAGATTGTTGGACAGATAAGCCAACTTAATATAAATCCAAATTATAGAGGTTTATTATATCGATCCGGTGATCCTGTTATTGTTTATAATGGATTAAATTCCAATACAGGACATGGTGCTTCAGCAATTGTTAATCAAACAACAACAGGATCGATTCAGCGTATCAAAGTTGAAAATGGTGGTTATGGTTATACACCAAATCCTAATACTTTAATTAATATTACTAATGCTCCCGGTGCTTTAGCTGTTGTTGGTGGTGTAGATATTTCAGCAGCAAATATAGCAAATGTTACGTTTGTTCCTACAAATTACATTGGCCAAAAACACGCAGTTACAATTGGTGCAACTAATTATTTCTTTTCTAATGTTGTAACCTCAAATGCAAATACATCATTTGCAAATTCATTAGTATTCACTGCTTTTACAAGTTATCCTATTGCCTCTGTTATTGTAGAAAATGGTGGTGGAGGAATTAATAATACTCCAGTTGTTTCAGCAATATCTACCTATTCAACGCAAGATGGTGCATCTGTTGTAGATTTGGCAACTTTAGGAATTCTTAGCCCAATACAAATCATTAATGGTGGTAATGGATATAGAGCAAATGATGTAATTGTATTTTCAGGTGGTTCTGGATATGGCGCTCACGCTAATGTAATTTCTGTAAGTTCAAATGGTGCAATTACGGCTGTCAGTTATGTTTATGGCACCTCTTCAATATATCCTCTTGGTGGTATGGGATTTATAAATGGTTTACCTTCATTAAGTGTTTCTTCTGCAAACACACAAGCGTCAAATGCTGTTTTGACTGTAACAGGAACACTTGGTACCGGTGCAGTATTTACTCCACTAGTTGACCGAGTAGGTTCTATTACATCGATTACCATTACTGATCCCGGTGAAGATTACATTTCTACACCTAATGTTTCATTCAAAGTGCAGGATTTGGTTGTTACAGGACTCAACATTGTTAATTTACCAGCCTCAGGTGATATAATTTACCAAGGCACTACGCTGAATTTGGCTTCTTATATTGCCATCGTAGATTCTGTAACTCCTCTGATAAAATTTAATGACCCACTTTTGAATTTTTATAATATAAGAGTATACAATTATACATCTTTACCTAATTATAGTTTACCATTAAAAATTGATTCGAAATTAATTTCAATATATTTAAATAACAACTACAAAACAACATATGCACCAACAAGCAGGTATGATGTTACAGGTGTTATAACTTACGGTGACGGAACTGCAAAGGGTACTGCTTCTTTCTTGAATGGTTTGGTACTAAGTTCAGGTCAGTACTTGGATACATCAGGACAACCAAGTTCTTACGATATTCTACAAAGTTCTATTTACAATAATTTCACTTATGAGATTACTCTAGAAAAAGAGATTGAAAAGTATAGAAAAGTATTGTTAGATTTATTGCATCCTACAGGAATGAATGTTCTTGGTCGATATGCACTAAAATCAAATTCAAAATACGATAGTTATCAAGTTAATAGTTTATTAGAAGAAGGACACACTTTAGGATATTATACTGGCAATCCAGGTTCATATATTACTATGAATTCCACCTGGACTAACCAAAGTAACAATATTGTTAATTTCTATGCTCTTTCTGGTGCAAACTTAGTTAATATTATTGTTCCTGGTGATAGTTTAACAATGACTCTATCCAATGGATTTGAAATCCATTCTGAGGTATTATCAACCACAGGTGGTACATCTGGTACGGCTAATACGGCAACACTTAAAGATAATGTTTGGTTAACTTTTGCTAATGTTGCGTATGTATCCGCAAATGCTGGTAGTAACGTGATAAATATATCATCATTGACGGAAAGACCTTGGAAACCGGCTCTTTCAACTACACTGCTAATGCCGAGAAGCGAAATGCCGAGAACGTCGTAGTCATCAAGAATAATAAGACACTGGCGGGGGC